TAAGTGCTTACGTTGATAGGTGTACTCTCGCACTCATCATCGTAGAATGAGAGTGTCATTTCCCATGTGTCACCCTTCTTTATCGGCCTTAAATTATGTTCGCCTATCATAATGTAAATTTAAGATTTATTATGGTTATAAAGCAATGTAAGCAGCAATAACTGATGTGCCATTTAAAGCAGTCCCAAGTGTTATAACAAATGACCCCGTAACTGTGTAATTATAGTACCACTTGCCACCATATCCAACTGCAACGAGTTTGTGAGTGGCAGGGTTCCTTGCAGGAATAGTACCTGCTGTAACAGTATAAGTATCAACAACTGTCAACTCAGTAAAGCTGCCAGTACCTTGAAGGGTATAGTTATAGTTTGCAATGCTTCCAACTGTGCTATCAAGAGTTAAATCTTGTATATAACAATCAAATTGATATATACGATAATTATTTTGAGCATCAATTAAATCAAGAAAAGCAGTAAATTTTGTATCACTACCAGTAAAAAAATCACCAAAAAACTCAATTGGGTGCATGTAGTTTTGAGCCATCTTTACCAATCCACTACCGCTAATGGTGAAACCCCTTCTCCCCGTTATATATTCACGATATAGTCCATTTGTTTTTGGTGCTAACTCTAAGAAGTCCCTACTCAATGTAATTGATGAGTTCTTAGCGCAAGCCAATGGATAGACATTATCTTCATAAAGATAAGCTATAACTAACCCTTCTGATTTTACTGCGTCTGCCATTATTGATATATATATTTAACTTGATAAGGGTCATAAGTAGGAGTGCCTGGTACATAGTAACTAAATGTCAAGTTACCCAATCCTATATTAATCTCATCAACATTGTTTGAAATACTAACAAACATAATATTACCAGAATTGATAGTAGATATATTGCTCAAATTTAAGGTAAATAATTTTGGAAGCGTTGTACAATCAACTACCTGTATCGCTTTTGATACACCATTTATAATAAAATTAAATATTACATCAGTGCCACTTGTTAGTGAGTTTATTGTACCATTTATTACACAACTAATACTTGGTGATATTGATGTAGTGCCTGTGTAGGTAAAAGTATTCCCAGTTGAGATTGTGAAGTCAGCACCACTAACAATAGTCCAAGGAACTTTAGTGATTCCGATATAAGTATTGTTTGTTGGGTCAGCATCAAAATTCTTTAATACATAATCATCAACATCCCTATCATTATCAAATACCTCAAGAAGTGTGGCGTTCCAAGTTGATGAGGCAAAGTCAATCTCTTTTAGGTTCAATATTGCATAAATTTTGTTGGGGTCATCATCAACAAATTTTATTGTATTTATTAACCCAATTGGCTCAGTTCCATCATCCCATGTAAGTCCAAAGAAGTTAGCATCAATCTTATTCCTATCAATTCTATTGAACTGCCAATGAGCAATTGCGTTCTCTTTTCTAAATCCTTCAATCTCTGATACATATCTACTCCTATGCCATTGCCTATCTGTGAGTGATACCCCATCTGCCCTTAAAAGTGTGCCTTTGAAGTTATTTGAAAAGCTATCATCAAAGTATATTTCACTTTGGTCAACCATTTTTAGATTGTCGGCCTTTGTGAAGATTGACTGAACACCCGTAATATCAATTTCATACTGACCATTAAACCCTGTCAATACTTGCACTTGTAGTGACTTATACCAAGACTCTTGACCGCCACTCTCCCAAGTCCTAAAATCATTTAATAATATAATATTTATATTACCAAAATCTGGACAAGGCTGTGAGTCAACACTAAGTGTGATCCAATCACTATACAATGGATCATTAGATGTCAAATATGATGTGCCAAAAAATTGCTCATTTGTACTAAATGTTGCATTTGTTTGTACCCATGTACCATCATCTTTTAAATAGTAATTATTTACATTACCATATAAAAGTATATATGCTTGCCTTTTTTTACCATCATCAGTAAACACATTTTTATACCTTGTATCTACACTAAACCTTATTTTTTCACCTTGCAAAATCTCAAGGTCTGTTGATTTAATCCACCTATAAACTGCATTTGATGATGCAATTGCAGAGTCAAACCTTACATAATTATCTTCTAAAATTCCATAAGCACCATCATAAACCTCAACTCTTGTGACTGTGCCAGTAGTAGGTGTTGTAGGTGTTGTAAATGTTGGGGTAGAACTTGTACCACCTTCTTGCCTTGTCCAACTATCAAGATTATATGATTTAACATTTGAAACATCACTAATAAAAGACCCTCTTGCAAATGAACCATTTTGAACTATCTCATTGATTGGGTCATAATTATATTGTATAATGTCTTTCTTTGTCCTTCTTTTTAAGAACCTTAACATTTCTGGTGTTATAGGTTTAACACTCTCTCCAACACCGACATTCACATCGTATCTATCATTAAGCAATGTCCTTGTGCCAAGAAGTGACCTAAATCCTCTTATATTCTCTGTTGTAGGGCAATATAACTCCTCAATCCTAAATATCACCCATTTACCCTTATACATATAAATCGTCTGATTCCAAGATGTGTTTAGCTTCTCAATCGCAGTATAAGAATCATCATATTGAAGAACATCAATCTGAAAAGCCTTTGCATCAACTGTACATTGATCAAACCCTGTGTATAATGCACCATCATTCATTGATGCATAAAATAGGTTTGAGTAAATTTTATAGTCTACAAAATTTTGAACTGCTCCTTGCATTGCATATTCAACAATCTGAAATGGAGTGAAAGTTCCAATCAACTCTGCCCCATTATTTCCAAGTTGAGTTTCTTTTAGCAATCCAAGACCCTCTGTGGCTCTAATTGTTAAAACATGATTTGTATCAACCCAAGTCTCTTGAAAATCATCTTGAGTCAAATATCCTATCCAATAATTTCCCCAAGTCCCAAAATCAAAATAAACAATAACATCATTATCATTATCCATCATAAAGTCATCAGTAGTTACCCCACTTGCTGACCCAATGATGTTCATTGTTGCCAATTGCGCTCTAATTGGCTTAAATATATTCTCATCAGTATTAAACTCACCAAGAGTAAATGGTTTGTCAGCACCTACTAAAGTAGTTGATGCCCCTGTCCATCCCTCAAAATCAAACCTAACTGTACAAGTTTGACCCTCAAGTGTCTTGAAACTATATCTATATTTTTCTGCTTTAGCCAACTCTATTAATTTGTGCGTTTGTTCTATTCAATGCTCCAACAAGGTCTGACCCTCTTTGTACAAAAACAACTTGTCCACTTAAACTCATTCCACCACCATTCACACCACCAAATGAAGGATTTGCTACACCACCGAACCCTAAAAATCCACCACCTTTGGTAAATGATCCAAGCGTTGCCATTATACCTTTTGCTGCTCCCACTTGCGGGAATAAAATATTTGTTAGCAAATTAGCTATTCCACTAACTATTAATTGAGTAGCAATTTTTTTAATTATTCCAATTGCCATTTTACCAAATCCTTCAAAAGCACTTTTACCTTTAGTTGTTAGATTATCAAACAACAAACCAAATGGCTCAACAAGTGATGACTCAATACCTGCTTTTGTTTTATCAAATACAGCTTGTAGGTTCAAAAATTGAGATTTTAAATACTCAATCTTTGAAGCTTGATTAAATGCAATATCTTGTTCAATCTTTAATGGATCAGTTGTTTTACTTATTTGTGCCAATGGATTAAATACTTGTGCATCCATTTGCATTTGTGCATTTGCAGATTCTAATGTTTGTTTTGTTAGTTCCTTTTGTGCATCTGCTTGTTTTTTTAATTCCTCAGTCCTATTTTTTAATGCTTGCTGCTGTAATTGATTTGTATAAAATTCAGCAAGTCTTTTATTTGCTTCACTTGTTTGTTTCTGGAATTGTTCCCAATCTTTAGTTTGTTGATTTAATGCTTTTGAAGCACCTTTTAAAGTAGCTTCAGCTTCCTTTTGACCTTTTACTAATTTATCAACTTCAGCATTTACAACAACTAACTCTTGGTTTACTTTGGTTAAACTTTTATTGAAGAAATCTGCTTCAGCACTTGTCTTTTGAAAAGTATTTCCAACGGCAGATAATACACCACCTACACCTGCATCACCAGTTTGAAAGAATCCTTTCAATTGTAAACCAAGAACATCAAAGAAACCACCTGTTTTTAATTTTGCACCTAACTCAAGCTGTTCTTTTGCTGATTTAGATATAAGTTCCCTTATTGAATCAGCTTTACCCTCAAGTTCTAATTGTAGAGAAAATAACTTAATTCTTTTTGCTATTTGTTCATTTACTTTTCCTGTTGCTATTTCTTCTTTACTTATACCAAATAATATACCAGGATACTCTTTATTAAGTTGAGCATAAGCACCATTCCTTTGCTCTAATGTTGAATTAGTGCTTATAAGAATACTGCTCAATGATTTCATATTTGCAACCTCTCCGGCTATCTCTCCATTAGACACAGCAAAAGCTGAGTTTAATGAGTTTTGCAAATCTCTTTCCTTTACTTGTAACCCAAATATATCTGTTACAGCAGCCCCTAATGAACCATAAGATTGAACAAGGCTTGTTATTCCTGAAATAGCTGCACCAATGGCAAAAGATAAACCAGCAGGGCCTACCAATGCAGAGCCAATTGATTTAAATGCGTTTGTTACTCCTCCACTTTCTTTGCTTAATTTTGCAAATGAATCAAATACTCCTGGCAAGTTATTCTGAATGGCAACAAAACCAAATGGCAAATCTCTTGCTACTTGATTAAGTGAAAATAAAGCATTAGCACCATCTACTGCACCTTTTGGTAATTTATCAAGTCCAACTTTTTTAAGATCAACAAGACTGTTTTCAAGTTGCTTAATTTGCTTATTTGTTTCAACAATAGCTGCGCCAGTCTGAGTCTTTAATGAATTTCTAAGGACTTTCAGTTCAGCATCAACCTCACTAATAGATTTAGTGAATTTGCTGATGTCAGCACCTATCTCAAAAACAAATGGACTTGAACTCATTTTCCTAATCTTTTAAAGATTTCTCTCATCTCATCCTCACTCATCACGTTGCCACTTTCTTCATCACCAGGCAACTGCCACAATGCTTCTGGTGTTTTTGGTGCGGTTTTAGGATCACCCATTAACCGCACCATCGTAAACATCAAAAGTCTTGTTTGCTTATATACATCTATTCTTTTAATCTCATGCCCTTTCATCATTAATGAAAAATGGCGAGGACTCATACTATAAAAGTCATTAGGCAATAAATTCAACTCACCAAAGGCAAATGATTCTATTTCTTCAAACGAGATGTCTTTTTTTTTGGCTTATCATCTTCTTGTGTTTGTTTGATGAAATCGCTTTCAGTCCAAACATTTATCACATTTTTTATTTGATTCAATGAATCTTCATTTTTTAAATTAGATTCAACCCAATCAACAAAATACTCAAATGATAAATCTATCTCAACATCTTTTATAAGGCAATTATTATAATAGCCACTATAAATAATGTGTGCAACACCTATTTCGTTTAATTCATTGTTCTCAAATGCCCTTCCTTCTATGAACTTTCCTTGAAGGTATCTAAAAGATGCCATCCCGAATTTTAGCCCAATCTTAGTTTCGTTGATAGTAATAGTAGTATAGTTCATAATTAAGGAGTAACATCAACAATTCCGGTAGAAGTAACAGTACCAGAAAAATTGATAAATTCAGTAGTTGATTGATTGAGAGTAAGTGAAGTTATGTAGCCAAGGAACTGATGATAGTATGCAGCACCTACACTTGCACCACTAACAACTGGGTTTTGTACTCTTACTGCTACAAGTGTTTTTGAAGCCATAGCAACGAGCAAATCCTCATAAGAAATCTGAGCAACTGTTGGTGATACCTCACAAATTGCATCAAAGTCAAGACCCATTGTTGCATCAGCAACTGATGTCAAAGGCCCACAATTTGTTTGCTCTGTTGTTGAGTCAACAGTTGTATTAACTGAAGCCGTACGCAGACACACGAGATTCTTATAAGATGAGCCACCAGCTACATCAATCTCTATGTTTTGCAATGATCCTAAAATCTGTCCCATTTTATTTTATTTTTGATTTACTAAATTACTAATTGTTATTATCTTTCTCGCTACAAAGTTTTCTCCATCCCTCAAAGGTAAATAACTTGATGAAGTTCTTTGTGTTGGATATACCTCAAAGTTTATATCACTAAATCCGTTTACTGATGTATCTGGAATTAGTATGTTTAGTATCTGTGAAGATATATTATCAACAATTGAGTTTTCATAAGTTCTATATTGTTCACTAAATATATCAATTGTCACATCAACACTATTACCAAATGAGTTATTTGTGTTACTTGCTGACTCATTAATTGATGAAATTACTATATAGTTTTGAGGTGTAGTTGTAAAAGGTTGTTGACCATAGACAGGCACATTCTTACCTCCATAAGAAATGTTACCATTTAAGGCACTTATATAAATACTTCTTACATTATTTGAGCAATCAAGCATTATACTTTCCTTTTTTCATTTATTAAGTTCTCAATACTTTTTGTCAAACTTGGGATATATGCCAAAATGCTTGGCCTCATATATGGTCTTGCCAACAAATTTACTTGTTTTATTCCTTTTCCCTTATATTTTGATGCAACACCATCCCAAGGCTCTCCATTTGATATAAAGTATTTGCCAGTACCAAACTCAACATAAGCAGCATAATCAGTTTGAGCAACCAATTCATAAGAAAGAAATTGCTCTTTTTTTAAGCTAATTGAACTCCTTAATCTACCTGTATCAACTGGACACATATTTTTTGCACTTGTAGCCATTAATTCACCATGCGCTCCAATTTCCATATCCATCATTGCAGATACCTCGTTGACAGTTTTTTTATACTCATTGAGCATATCTTTAAACCTACCTTCATTTATATTTACCTTGAACCCACTCACTATATCACAACCTTTTTATATTGGTGATAATTTAAACCATCCCAAGATGGAAACTCACTCATTTTATTCTTTACGTCATTATTCATTTTCTTTCCCCTATTCTCATAACTCCAAGCTGTCAAAGTAAGTATATCTGTTGCCAAGTCCTCTGGAATGGTGCTAAATCCACATTGATACTTTATGACATATACTCCTGCCGTATATATCCAAATTTTACCGCCTATCACCTCAAAGTCACTATTTTTTGTCAATACCTCGTAGGTGTTCATTCCCGTCTTAATCTTAACCTCATCAACACAAAGCAATGGCCCATAAGGCACATCAAGAATCCAAAAGCCTTGGCTTTGTGGTGTAAGTTCAACATTTATCCTTACTGACTTGTTAACCAAAGAACAACCGGTCAGCTTCTCAATATGC